GATCATTTCCACTGTGGGTGTCGGATTCAAAAAAACGAGCTAATGAGAACCAGTTAGCACGAGATTTGATGGATTATTACGACATGGTAAAACCCATTGCTAGCGAAAGAGTCATGAGAATGGATGAAAACTATCAGTTGCATTCTGGTCGGTGGGAAGCCATACAAAATATCAATTCGGGAATAACTTTATCGTTAGGAAATGAGAACGTTGTTTTAGGGTCGGGGAAATTAAACCATTTCCCTATCGTAGATAGAGTATCTAAAGCAGTAGTTTCAGATTTCATTTTAAAACCATTAATACCAGTAATAAGAGATATATCCTCTAAAGCAAGAAACCATAGAGAAAGAGTAAGATTAGAAAGAGTACAATCATTCTTTCAAAACACAATCATACAACCAGCATTACAAGAGATAACGATGCAGTATGATCAAGAGAATCAAGTAACAGACTTGCTTAATTTAACAATAGAGGAACAACAACAAAGACAAGCAGATATTGAAAGAAGGTTACAAGAAAACGTACCAGAAGAGATATTTGATGCAATGGATAGAATGCACACTCCTGACGAGATGGTTGCAGAAATTCTTTTAAAAGAAGGTTTACGATATGTAAACATGAAGTCTTTGTTTGATATTGGGGCGGAAAATGCCGTAGTTACCGCAGAAGAATATTACCGATTAGGTATAATCAATGGAATGCCTCATGCAGAAGCGTTAAACCCAAAATGGCTTAATTGGGGTGGTTCAGAACATGTAACAAGAGTTGAGAAAGGTCAATACGCAAGTTATAGTCAATATTTAACCCCTGAGGATACAATAACAAAATATTCCCATCAAATTATAGGTAAAGACATAAAGAAGATAGCAAGCCTATATTCAGAGTTACCAAGTTATTTAGGTAACGATAGAGGTATGCAAAAAAGTATGAATGGGATAGACCGAAGAGTAGTAGACTTATTCGCAGATAATCCAGAAATACAAAACGATGTAAACATTCGAACTAGAGATGGTCAACAAAAGTTGAGAGCTATTTATTCTAGTTTAGAGCAAAATAGAAATTCAGGTTTTGGTGTAAAAGAAACATACATTACTTGGAGATGGTTGAGAGAAGCATCATTTGTCACAAGAATGATAAATGGCAAATTAGAGACGTTTATTCGGGCGGGGCATTATCAAAAAGACCCCTTCGCAGGAGATATAGACGTGGTAAAAAAAGCAATACCACAAATATGGCATGGTGTTAAATTAGGAGAAGAGTTTTACGTAGATGTAGCACCTACACCATATCAGTACACTAACATAAACGACCCATTTGATGTAAACCTTAGCATATTCGGTGGAACATATAACACCTTCCAAAACAACGTAAGAAACGCTTCACTTATAGACTTAGGTAAACCTTGGCAGTATAAGTATAATGTTCTTATGAAGAAAATGGAAGAACACCAAGCTACTGACATAGGTAAAGTATTCTTAGGTACAGTAAGTATGATACCTAAAGGGTGGACTTGGGCGCAATGGTATAAGTCATTATTCCTTGCAAGAACCGCTATTGTTTCTACTAACCGTGAGGGTGGGATAAACCCAATGGATGCCTCCATATTTAGATCAATAGACTTATCTCGTAATAACGATATAGCAAATGATCTACAACAGTTAGAATATTTTGAGAATAAGATAGTATCATCAATGTACTACTCTTCTCAAAAGCTAGGTGATGTATCTCAATATGCAACTAATCAAAACACTCAAATTGCTGTTCAGGGGGTGGATAGGCAAATGTACACCTTCCACAACAAAAATAGAGAGATAAAAGAAAGCGTTCTAAACGCATTCCTACATATATGCTTACACGCATACAAAGATAATGAAGAAGTTAAGGCAACAGTCTTAGATGACTTCTTAAAAGCGCATTACGAACAGAATTTCAACAGGACAGATTCTTCTAATTTCCAATTAAGTGTAGTTGATGATTTCAGAGAGTCGGAGAAATTAAAACAAATGAGACAATTGGCGTTAACATTCTTACAGAATGGTATGACACCTACACAATTGTCAAGATTGATGAAAGCTGAATCAATGAATGAGTTACACGACTTATTACAAGATTTAGATAAACAAGCGAAGAAGGCTGTAGAACAATCTCACCAAAGAGAGATGGAGGTCATAGAAGAGCAAAGGAAGGCTGCACAGGCACAATTAGAACTTCAACAAGCATTTGTAGCACAAGAGAACGAACGTGAACGAGAAGTGAAATTAAGAATGTCAGAGAACAACTCTTTATTACTGGCTAACGCTAACGATATAAATAATAATAAAGTTAACGACAGTATTGAAAAAGCAATTTTAGATTTGGATAGTAAAGAGAGAATTGAGAACAATCGTCTACGTCAGGAATTGGAAATTAAAGACAAAGAACTGAAACAACAGCGTGAATTGGTTGAAAAAGAGCTGAAAACTAGAGAGAAAATAAGCAAAAAATTAACTTAATGCCATACGTAAACAAATAATTATACCAACTTGCTTGGATTTTACAAAATATTGTTTTATATTTGTATATCTTTTTGCACCACAGCCGTGGTATGCAATTAAAAAATAACACATAACATGAATACAATCGAACGAAAAGAGTTAACCCCTTTTAACATTATTGACGATCGTGAAAATGATAGACTTGATTTAGACGAAGGTTTAGAACAAGACGATTTTATCAGAACCGATGAAGTTCCACAAAGAGGTGAACCGAAAGTAGAAGAAGAAGAGGAAGAAGAACAACCAGAAGTAGAAGGTGATGATAGTGAAGATTCTGGCGAGGAACATAATATAAAAATAAAAGCTAACCTAGCAAAGTATGCTGCGGAAACTTTAAAAGCTAAAGGAGCATTACCAGAAGATTTTGAAATATCAGACGATATAACAGAAGAAGAGTTAGATAATGCTTATGTTCAATATAAAACAGAATCTCTAACCAATCAAATCCGAGAGGAGGAAAAACAAAGATTGGCGGAGGAAGAAGGTTTAACACCTGAAATGATAGAAGAGGTAAAACTCAAATATTATGGTGTACAAGATAAAGACATAAATGACATATATGTTTTGACCCAACTTTCACAGTTTCCATTTGATGAAAAAGATCCTCAATTTGAAACTAACGCTCAAAATTTCTTGAAGAGTTATTACAAGTTAAAAGAAATGGGTGATTCAAGGATTGAGAGAATGGTTGAGACAGACATGAATGATCCCGAATTGATGGCTTTGATACAAGAAGCCCAAACAGATTTAGGAAACATTAGATTGTCAAAAGAAACACTTGTTCGAGAGAAGGTTAAGACTGCTGAAACCGCAAGGATAAATCAGAGAACAGAGTATCAACAAAAAATGAACGATACTTTACAGTCGGGGATAATTGGTGGTGTGAAATATACACCAGACGAAATCAACCTTTTAAAGAAAGCTCTTTTTGAAAAGACTGAAATAGTTACTGCAAGCGATGGGAAAAGGTATAGAACTACCTTGTATAATAAGAAGAGAATGGAAGCATCAACATCAGTAGAGAAAGACTTAGAACAAAAGATTGCATTAATTTTAGGTAATACAAACTTATTGAAAAACAATGAGAGAGCAAAGACCACAAAGAAATTAATGAATAAATTAAACGATTACGTAGAAGTTAATATAAATAAAAAAACTACGCAAAATAAAGTAAAAACAGTCGAAGCTAACGAGAGGGGTATATTAAGTAAACCTTTGGGAGCATAGATAAATCAGAGAACTTAATTTAAAAATTATACAAAATGAATAGACCGATAGAGTCCAAGTTTCTCATATATCAGGAGGAAGTTAATCAATCAGATTATTTTAACAAGCTAGTAGATGAACGAGCATTCTTCGAGGTGTTTCCAGACGCTATAGATTATGAAATGTTAGAACCAACTAGGCGAGACATTGCAACTTATGCAAAGGGTAACATTATAGGTAGAGATGGTACGTTAATGAGAGTTTTCGAAAAGGAAGCTAGAATTGTTAACACTACTGCTCGAACTGTCCAATGGAGACTATATGCCGGAGAAGGAGATGTAAGAGCAACCCTTATTAAGACCTATAGAGAAGGTCAAGACGAAATTGGTAAAGGAAACTTGATTTTCGAAATTGGTTTAGATGTTGATTGGTTTGGTCCAAACGATATTTTGATCATGGAGGCGTTTAGAGAGATGCCAATATTGATCAAATCAGAACCAGTTCCAGATGGCGAAGCTTGGTTATACGAAGCTGTTATCTTTTCAGATGATAGAAATGATTATTTTACCAATGAGAACTTAAAGGTTGGTGAAAGATTTAATCAAGCGATTTCGTTAATCGGTGAGTCTACGATCAATAGAGGTAATATCCACTTTGGTCAAGGCGATACTTATTTGGAATTTGAAGTTCCGATGACTAGAGCTGGTTGGGAAATGAAGATTACAGATGAAGCTCAAATGGCTTCTAAGAACTATAGGTTGAGAGCTAAAGATAAAACAGCAGCTGGTCAACAAGTAAACAATGCTTTAAGCACAGATGTTCTTTGGAACTCTTTGGAGATGAAGTTTATGGCGGAAACAAACCGTCAAATAGACTTGTGGTTGACTCATGGTAGATCTGCGGGGCAATACTCTAGTAGATTCCTTGATGGAATGACAGAGAAGAAATTACAGTCAGGACCGGGTTTATTTGAGTTCTTGGAATCTTCTTATGTATATGATTACCCTATTCACGCATTCCATTTAGGTTTGTTCAAAGAATTTTTACCTACTTTGTGGAATGATAAAGTAGAGATAAACGATCGAGAGGTTGATATTTATACAGGTACTGGTGGATTATTGTTGTGGGAAAAAGCTTGTCAAGAAGCTGATGTCGCAGGGGTACTTCAAACAGAAGATCTTAATTACAACAGAGAAGAAGGATTATTCCCGGGAAGAAAAGGTGTATCTCTTGGTGCTAAGCAATACAGGTCTGTATTTATTGAACCATTTGGTTTAATCAGAGTACATTACTTACCATTCTTAGATTCTGAAATTGTAGAGACTAGAAAGTATAAGAACTTACCTATTACTTCTTACCAATTTATAATCTTTAACTACGGTTATGGTTCAGGTACAGATAGTAATGTTTACTTGATGAAAAACAAGCAAGCTGAACAGTGGGGTTATACTGTTGGTACGTGGGGTCCTTTAGGTGGAACATTGAACAACGGTAATAGATTCCATAATGGGTACGGTAGAGAGAATGCTTTTGGCTACATCCACGAAACAATGTTTGGATTGGTTGTGAAAGACCCAAGTGCAATTTTATGGTATCGTCCTAATTTCATATAAGAAAAAATAAATAAAGAAAAACAAAATAACAAAAATAAAATATGAGGTATATAATAAATTACACAAAGAAAAACAACTTTATAAAGGACGCAGTTCTAACATCAAAAGCGGAAGGTAACGAATTAGGAGGTCAAATGAAATACACTAGACCTAACGTTCCAAAAACTGTTAGAAACTATGTTCCACATATAGATTATAGAAAGAACGCTTTCATAATTGATGCTACACAGAAAGAATTAGACGAAATAGTTGCGGAGATAGGGTTTTATGATAAGAACGGTAATGTTATAACAAACGCCCCTTTGAAAAACCCTAACGCTCCTTTCTGGAAACATGCTGATTTGTTTATCCGATTGGAGAGTTCTGGTACTAGTTTAGACGACGATGATCCTTTACAGAAGTTTTGGATTAAGTGTTTCAAAGCCGACTCTAGGTTTAGATTTGCGGGCGATAAGATAGCACCATCCTTAGCATCAAGAGTACAATATACGGTATCAAAGATAACAGAAGACATGAGTGAGAAATCACAAGAGTTAGATGAAACCTATGTTGCAATGAAACTATTAACATCAAACGAAGACAATCTTGAAAAGTTGACTTCTGTATTGAGAGCAATGGGTTGGTTAATTAAAAACCCAGAACCAAAAATTGTTAGAAGTTCATTGATGGCTTTGATTACAGATAAGAAACATATGTACCCTAAAGGTTCTTCTGAAAATAACATTGAAACGTTTATTCGATTAATGGAAGCAAAAACTGCAACGTTAAATCTTAAAGGTTTGATAGCAGAAGCTTTGAGTAAGAATATTATCAACAAAGACGGTAGCGGTCAATACTTTTATGGAGAGTTAAAGTTAGGAAGTAACAAGAACGCAATAGAGGAGTTTTTAACTAAGTCAGATAATAGCGACATTTACGGAGAGATTATTACAAAAGTGAAAGGATAATGATACCTGCTAGTAGGTTAGTAATAGATTTTGATAGAAGGTTTGACAGATTTTTAAGTCAAGATAATCAACGATTGAGACTAGAGGACAAGCTGGCGGTTATTAATGAAGCTATAGAAATATACTTTGAGAATAAAGTTAAGATAGCTGAAACAAACTCTTCTGTTAGGAATATATTGAGAAGTTTAGAAGAGAAAGAAGTTTCTTTGAAAAATCTCCGGGACGAAAAGCATTATACAATCTTTGAAATCCCAGAGAAATCTTATACAATTCTTAGACAAAGAGCTTTAGTTTCAAAAGAACATTGTGGTACAAAAGAGATACCAGTTTTAATGTTTCAATCGGATGATATAAACAATGCAAGGAAAAGTCCTTATTGGAAATCATCTTATCAGTGGGAACACGCAATCGCAGATGAAGGGGCAAAAGGATTATATGTATGGCACGAAGGTGATTTTAAAATAGACGAATTGATAGTAGACTATTATAGAAGACCACAAGAAGTACATGCACCATCAATGAAAGAGGAAAAGTTCTACATAGATTGGAATGGTAAAAAACAGACAAAAGATCAAGGATTAGAGTTGAGAGATTATGCGTATAAAGACATTGGTGATATTGCTTCTTTAATATACAAAGCCAACATTGGTGATGCCTCCGACTACGAAATTCAGTTAAGTAAAATATTAAACGTGGAAAATATACAATAGTTTTCCAAAAAATTGATTAAAACTTTTTAAAAATATTAAATAATGGCTACATACAATAGACACACTTATTTGGCTACTTTAGGTAACTACCCCGTGAAAGCTTCGGGGCAACCTGTCGTTTTGAGCGGTAAAAGCAAGAACACATATAGTGTTTTAACCGGGGAAATAGTAGTTTGGAATCAAAGAACGAACCTTACACTATCTGTTGGCGATATAGCTACAACACCTCACGTATCCATTGGTGTGGGTATTGGTAGAGAAGGCACATTAGCAGATGACATTATACACATCGCTGGTGAGGATTTTGATTTTTGCAAGGCTAACATCCATGCAGCAGTTTCAAGACCTTCTTGTTCAGTACCACAAGTAGTAGACGTATTTTTCGATTGCACCAAGTTTGACGAAGTATATACTATCGCTTTCCATTTGGACGACAGTAGAGTAAGATCACAATTTAATTATAACGATAAAGCAGAATATGTATTTACTGTACCTGCTCAATGTCATGGTTGTGAAGACTGTTCTCCTGAACATAATTGTGAAGAATTGGCATGTGCGTTTGTAGATTTGATTAACGGTAACGTTCAGAAAGATCCAAACAACATCACCTACTTTAGAAAGGCTGATTTATCTAAGCAATATCAACCATTTACAGCTACAAGAATCTTCAATCAAGCTGATTCAAGAAAAGTGTTCTGTTTGGCTGCTGGAGATACAGATTGTGAAACTTGTGTAAATTTACCAGCATTAGATGGTATATTGATAGGTACAACAGAATATCCATTTACGTACACCGTTAGTCCAAGTGACGACACAGTTACTTTACCAGCACAGTTAGAAAGAGTAGTTGAAGAAATCAACCGAGTATTCGAAGAGAATGAAATTGGGGGTTCTGCTATATTATCTGCTGGTACTAGAAAGTGCTGCCCATATAACATTACAATAAACTCTTGCGAAGCGGTTATCGAGTTAATCACAGGTGAAACCACTGTTGAACCATGTGAAACTTCTAATCCGTTTACAGCTCAAACAATTGCACCTTTATGTGTAGGTTGTGATGCTGAACCAACAACAGTTAATTTGACTTGTGGATTTAGTATCATTGTTGATCCTTTGGATTTACCATGTGATTGCAAATACCCACCAAACCAAGTGACTCCTAACTACTACGGTAGAACGATAGAACCACAGTTTGCGGGTGAAGGATGGAAAGCTAATAACTTCTATTGGAATGAGTCACAAGCACAAGTGTTACCACAAGGTTATGGATTCTTCTGGCAAGATAAAGCACACTATGGTAATCATAATGGAGGCACAGGAAGAAATTGGAGATATTCTAACAGACGAATAGGTCGAATTGGATTACCTGATGCAGGATCAAGAGCATCAAATGCTGCTAATTTGATCAAGTGTGATGAAACATACTGTGTATATAATATCTTGTCTAACAACAGAGAGACAACTAAATTTAACAACGCTGTAATCCATAAGAATACAGATTTGACATACATTTTAATCCCAGAAGGAGATACTGCAACCAAAGACTCTTTTGAGTCATATTTGGTAGCACTTCAAGAAAGAGGGATATGTGCGCCGGGAGACGTTGTATGTTCCCAATAGTAAGAAATAAATAAATAAGAGAGTTGCGAGTAACATTGCAACTCTCAATTTAAAATACAAAAATAAGATGGCAAAAAGAAGTATAGAAGGTGTTGTTAAATATTTAGCATCTGTAGTTTTCGGGCGAGACGGTAAACAAATCACCTCTCAAACAGAAGCTTGGAGACAAGAAGCTGAATGTGGTTGCGGTATAGATTGCTGCAATAAAGCATTGGTATTAACTGACACCGAAACAAATGAACCTTATTATATTTATGTGTCCAATGGTGAATTGGTTCATAATTTGAAATCAGAAGGTATTATAACGTTTGTACCCGAACCCGAACCCGAACCATAAAAACTAATTAACGATGGATTGTCCTTGTATTAAAAAGAGAGAATTTGACATCGTTATTTCCAACAGAGGGTGTGAATATTTGGTACTGGAAGATCAGAGTGTCTGGGTTCAAGACTTTGGATATGAAAAGCCTGAAACGTTTGAGGTAACGATCAAAATCGACAGTAGAAATATAGAAAAGAAAGTCACTTTAAAGACTAACGGTAAAAACATACTTACAAGTAAAGACTTGTTTGATTCTACAGATTTGGAATGTTTACCTGACGATGTATATTGTATATCTACAGTTTCATGCGGTTACGAATTGACCATTAATAAGGCAAACTTATGTGGTGTTAAATCAAAACTAAACGAGCTAATATACAAGTATGCTGAAACCATGAATGCCGATCAGCGTAAGATCATCTTCGATTTGAAATTGTTAATTCAATCCATTGAAGTAAACGCTGAACAGGATAACATAAAGACAGCCCGTAGACTATTCAAAGACGTAAAAGATAAATTAAAAGCCTACCACTGTGATAACTGCTAAAACTACTTCTTGTCGAAAATGTAAAGGTTGTGAAGACTGTTACGATTTGGGCGTGGAAAAAGTAAGGCAATATCTTAATGGTATAGACTTTCAAATATCCCAATACAACCAATCATACATAAGTATAAAAGATTGGGGGTTTGCGTGCAACTCTGTAACTAAAGAAGAGTTTGAAAAACTAATTATCTTCAAAGAATATCTTGAACATTACTCAAATGCTTTAAGACTAGGTTACGATTCAGGAATGTGTGATGTAGAGATTCAATATATTTTAGAAGCTACATCTAAATTAATAACTATTCCAAAAGGAGATGTGTCAAAAGTAAAAATTGACAACTCCAATTTTGATCTGTGGGTTACTCAAAACCCATACTGCGTAGCTTGGGAGGATTGGGAGAAAAGCATGGTTAGAGTATGCCCCAAAATAGGATTTGAAGTAAGCAATGTGAGCCAAGCGTGCAATTTAATTTGGGAAATTCAAACAGAACAAATTGAAAATAATTGTAAGTTTTTATACACGTTAAGTGTAGCTTCCGAAGCCATACGTAAAAGTTGCTTCGATGTGCATGTTGAAAACTTAGCTACTTGTAAAATGAATTACGAGTTTATGGTTTCTCAACACAATTGTGACTTAAACTTTGAAACTTATGTTACACTATTGAACTGCAATTTATCACACAAAGTAATAACCAACCTTTTAGAATGTGGAGTAAGAGTGTCATATAATGACGAAAAGCAAACACCACAAATAAGCACTAAAGATCATACATATCTATTAACCGACATAAATATAAACATTTTAAAGAACAACTTAGACGGTTGCGCTTTAAAAACTGTATTTGGGGTGGAAGATGTGAGTTTAACCAACGAAGAAGTTGAATCCTTAATAAAATCGTATTCTACACCAATCGTGTAAAAACATAAAATAAATGGCTAAGAAAATATATACAATTGCTGTCAAAACCTTATCTCAAAACGGTATTTCTTGTCGAAATGTAGAGGTAGATTTTGAAAAACCAGAGTGTTCAAGCATTAAGTGCGACTTCGACGGTAAGAAAATCAAGGTAACAGTTCCAGAAGGGTGTGAAGGCGAATGCATTTACGCCACTATTCGTTGTTTAGATAGCAACTGTGGTGACTGTCCAGATAGCGAAAGAATTAAAATTTGTCCATGTGATTCCAATACTCAATGTTCCGATTGTGAAGAGTGTGTTGGAAATGTTTGCGTTAGTAAATGTGAGAATGGTAAAGTTTGTGATAACGACAGATGTGTAGATTGTGACGATGAGAACCCTTGTGATTGTAATCAAAATTGCGTTGGGGGGGATTGTCAATGTGCGCCAGAACTACCTTTTGTAAATGACAGAGGTTGTTGTGTAGAATGTTTAAATGACGGTCACTGCCCACCTTGTACTATTTGTACTGCGGACGGTTGTGTTCCTATTATCTGTCCAGATGGTGCGTGTGATCCAATAACAGGAGATTGTGTAGAATGTATAAACAGTGGAGATTGTACAGGAGAGAATGAAAGATGTGTAGATAAGAAGTGCGAATGTGCACCTGGGTTTGTAAGAGACCCATTCACTAAAGAATGTGTACCTGCACCTGATTGTGAGATAGATTCTGATTGTGACGAGTGTGAAATATGTAACGATGGAGTATGTGAACCAATCACTTGTCCAGAAGGGTATATTTGTGTAGAAGGAGATTGTAAAGAAATATGTGATTGTGAAGATGCAACGTGTTCCAAAACAGAATCGTGTGTAACATTTAATACATCCAATTGTTACTGTAATGAGTGTGAAGGAGATTGTTCGGAGAATACCGATTGTGGCGAGGGTTGTTACTGTAAGAATGGCAAATGTGTTCCAAAACCATGTAAAGGTAGCTGTGAGAACGGTGCTGATTGTGGTGAAGGTTGTGGTTGCCAAGATGGTGAATGTGTACCATGTGATTCTTTAGATTGTAACACAGCAGAGTGTGAAGATGTTTTAGGATGTGGATGTACAGGTTCTGGTTGTAAAGATGTAGGGGGTTGTTCAGGAGATTGCGATAGTGTAAACGATTGTGGTCCGGGATGTACTTGTTACAAAGGAACATGCGTACCATGTGCTGACTTCGCTTGTGATACAAACGATTGTATTACTCAACCGGGTTGCGAATGTGACAATGGAAATTGTGTTGGTGACGATAGAGAATGTGAGGATGAGTTTGAAGTTACAAAAATAGATGAAACATGTGATGTAGAAGCAGAGCTTACAACAGAGGACTCTTGTTCTTGTTCTAGGATTACCGCAAATACTGTTTTAAAAAGTGTTGGTTTAGGACCAGATATGTACAACTTAGCGATAGACGTTGAGTTGAGAAAAGGTAGTGCTACATCTTTAGCACAAGCTAAAACACTTTCTAAATTAAATGATACAAGTAAGGAGGATATAGCTGATAATGAGATACCTACCAACGGTACGGTGAAAGTATTGGTACAACCTTTCTACGATGAATACGCTTTAATAGGTGGTGTTATTAAGAAGGTTGCTACAAACGTACCCGGACCTATAACAGAGAAGTCTATTAGCTTCAACAATGTTTTAGTTACAGATACAGCTAGCTTTACAAACATTAACGTTTTAGAACCGGGAACTTTTGTAAGTGAGTTTTTGTCTGTAAACAATGTTAAAGTAACGGTACAGCAGTCTACGGATTTAATATTTCCTAACAACTGTACTTACGATTCTATACAAATTATAGATACGTTTACTATAAGAGCTAGTGATAAATCTAACTTGGAATTGATAGCTGGTGGAAACACCATTTTAAGACCTAAGTATGAAGGTTTCATTGTTTTGGAATCCGACGGGTTAAGATACCCATTGTTCACTTGGTTTAGATCAACAGATGGTCAATATGATGTAGATGACATCATACGTAAAATATACGTACCAGTAAATCAAGGTTCTAGTACCGATATTCTTTTTGGTCCTGTCGATTCACCTAAGGGTAAGTTCCCATTAGTACCAGAAGAGGGTGGTTTGAGATCTGGTAAATTCTTTGCTGTTAATAACGATTGTTCTTGTGATAATGATTTTGATTTAGGAAAATTAGTTTTCTGTAATCCAACAGAGTTATTCTTTGAAGCAAGAGAATGTAACACTAAGATAAAATTAGAGAAACCATTTGTTCCTTGTTCCGTAAATCAAGATTTAGCTAAGTTTGGTATAAATGATCCAAGCTCACAAGTTAAATATGAGTTGAGATTGAATGGTCAATTAGTTGCTACTTTTGTAGATAAGGCTAATTTGGGAATGGTTGTTAATGGTACTAACCAAACAATGTTTCAAACATTTGATTTGGGCGGGCAAATTATCAGAGAGATTTCCTTGAAGATAAACCATGATGATTCAAACGAATGTACTTTGGTATATCCTTTAGAGGATTTATCAGATGTTGAAATAGATACAGATGTTGATTGTGATATTCAAGGTACTGCATATAATGTGTACATACCTAAAACAAATCAAGCTCAAACTTATAACATATCAAGTGTTGTAGTAACTAGCGTACCAACTGCGGGAGCAGTAGTGGAAGAAACCACAAGGTTTAGAATACCTTTAGTAAAAGGTGTAGAATCGAGAGTAACTGTTACTTTCAGTTCTGGTTGTACAAAAGATTATTTCTTTAACGAAGATTGTTGTGATGATTTTGAAGAAAATGGTTTCACATTTACACAAGCTATTACAACAGATGGTTCTTTACAGTTAGATTTAAATATTACTGGTGGAACTCCTGATTATACAATATATTATAAGATTCCAAATAAGCAATATATATTCCCCGAGCCTTTGCCGGGTGGTAGACCACCAATAGGAATCCCTGTAGGTCCAGATCCAGATTCGCCAGATGTAGTAGTATTCCCACCTTTCGAATTAATTTATGCAGACGAAAGAGGAATAAAGATAAGCGACTACGCTTCTGGTGAGTATAAAGTTACTGTAT